CGCTCGCCGCCGCGACGGCGGCGACCGTGCCGGAGCTGATCCCCGATGCGGTGCCCGCGCCCGAGGCGCTCGCGATCTGCGCCGAGGTCGACGCCCCTTGCGACACTGCGGCGCCGGTGCCTGCGGCGGACGCAATCTGCGCGCTCGTCGCCGTCGCGATGCCGGCCGCACCGCCGCTCCCCGACGCGGCGGCGATCTGTGCGTTGGTCGAGGCGCCGCTGGCGAGGGCGGCGCCCGCGCCGCTCGCCGCGGCGATCTGCGCCGTCGTCGCCGCGCCTGCACCGGATCCAACGCCAGCGCCCGTCGCTGCCGCAATCTGCGCGGCAGTCGAAGCACCGGCGCCGTTCGCGGCTCCGGCGCCGCTCGCCGTCGCGACGGCGGCAACCGTTCCGGCACTGACCGCGCTCGCCGCGCCGCTGCCGGATGCGCTCGCAATCTGCGCCGACATCGCGGCGCTCACACCCGATGCGGCGCCTGCACCTTGCGCCGCGGCAGCCTGAGCCGAGGTCGACGCGGCAACTGCCGACGCAGCCCCCGCGCCTTGCGCCGAACCGATCTGTGCCGAGGTTGCCGCACTCGTGCCGGCCGCAATGCCGCCCCCCGACGCGGCGGCGATCTGCGCGCTGGTCGACGCGCCGCTCGCCGATGCAACACCGCTGCCGGATGCGTTCGCAATCTGCGCCGACGTTGCGGCGCTCACACCCGACGCGGCGCCTGCACCTTGCGCGGCGGCGGCCTGAGCCGAGGTCGACGCGGCAACTGCCGACGCAGCCCCCGCGCCTTGCGCCGAACCGATCTGTGCCGAGGTTGCCGCACTCGTGCCGGCCGCAACGCCGCTCCCCGACGCGGCGGCGATCTGCGCGCTGGTCGACGCGCCGCTTGCCGATGCAGCACCGCTGCCGGCTGCACCCGCGGCTTGTGCGGACGTCGCTGCGCTGACGCCGGTGGCGGCGCCGCTGCCGGCTGCGCTTGCGGCCTGCGCCGATGTCGCCGCACCGATACCCGATGCAACGCTTGCACCGGTCGCCGCGGCAATCTGTGCGTTGCGCGCCGCGCCGACGCCGCTGGCGACGCCGCTGCCGGACGCCGACGCGCCCTGCGCCGAGATGGACGCACCGACTGCGCTTGCATCGCCCGAGCCGCTTGCCGCACCGACGGCGCTGACGATCGTCGCGACGACGGCGCCGGCCGCCAAGGTGCGGCGGGCGATGACGTAGAGCGACGAGCGCCGGCGATAGACGCCTGTCGCCATGAGCGAGTCCTAACTATTTGGGCGGCTGAAACGGATTCCTGAGATTGCCCTCGCCGTCGAAGGCGGCGATCACGGCGGCGCGGATCTCCGGATCGAGCGCCGCCAAGAGACCGGCCGCGCGCTTCACCTTGATCGGCATCTTGTTCAAGATGCGCTGGGTGAGCTCCTCGGCGATGATCGCTTGGCGGTCCTCGCGCTCGTCCGGATCGATCGCGACGATCTTGAAACGCTCCGTCAGAGCGGCGCAATGCGCGGCGACCGCGTCGTCGCCGATCGCCTTGCTGTTCGCGACGACTTCGGCCGCCGCGCCTTCGTCGCCCTTCGCCGCCTTGGCCGCGGCCGTGACGGCGCGGCCGGCGATGACGCCGACATGGCGCGCCGGCAGATCCTCGGCGGTGAAGACTTTGCCCTTCTTGTCCATGCTCAACCTCCAAGCTCCGCGTAGACCAGCGTGCCGCCGAATGTCGTCGCGTCGGCCGGCGCCGCGATGCGGAACACCATGCGATCGCCGGGCGACAGAAACTGAAACTCTTCCGGCAGGTCGCGCAAATTGTAACCGGCCTGCAGATTGAACGCGTCCTCGTGGTTGGTGACCGTCGCGCCGGTGTTCGCCAGCGTCGTGTTGTTCGCCTCGACCGTGGCGCCGGCGGCGGGAAAGCCCTTGTGCGCCGGCGTCGGCGTCACGCTCGAGCCGCCCGAGCCCGACGTCGTGAAGCCGCGGATCATCTGCAGCTTCAAGATCTCGGCGGCGGCGTCGCCGAACTCGGAGATCTGCCCGGCATAAAGCGAGAGGAATTGGATCACCGCGTCCGACGGTGCGACGATCTCGAAGAGATCGATCGACACGGTCTGCGACGTGAACGGCGCGATCGCGCGATAGACCATACCCGTCATGCGACGATGCTCCTAGCGATTGAGTTGCGGAAAGCTGCGCCTTGCAGCAGTCAAGCCGACGACGGCCGGCAAAATCGCAAACGTGATAACGCTCCAACGCGACGACGAAGAGAGTGTTATTGCGCCGCCCGACAACGTGCCCGGCGACGGCATGTCAGCGACGTTACGGCTGTTTACGTGCCCCGTTGTAACGGATGCAATTCCGTCAGCTTCCGACCAGCTGCCGCCGGAATTTCCAGAGATTGGACCGTCGAAGAACAACGGCACCGCGGCATTACCAGCATAACAAAGTGTAACAGCAAGGCGATTGGGCCCCAGCGTCGTTAAGTCCGCCGGGACAAGTGACGTGTTAACGCTCGCCGTAAAATTCTCGTCGACACCTTCCACGGTAAAATTACCCGCATTCGCAAATCGCATCACGCAGGCGTCAATCGCGACGTTTCCACTCCCCGTCGTGGCGCTTACCGTAACAGTCCCTGTTTCAGATCCCGTCGCGGTCTTTTCCCAAGCCGCGGAGCGCGCCCTGGATCCGGTGCCTTCGTGAATTGTCGTAAAACCGGCCGGCCCCGTCCATGTAAGAACGTCTTGTCCCGCAGTGAGGCAGAACCCCCATGCCGAAACGATCAGCTTTTGTCCGGCCGTAATGCCAGTTGGGTACGACGGCGACGCTGAGTTGTTTGCTGTTGTAAACGATCCTCGTGCACCGAAGGAAGGAATTGGCGCAGCGAGTAACGGCCGGCGCCGCGCGATCGCCGGCGCCTTGGCGCGGAAGCGCTGCGGGATCTTCAGCGCATCGGGGACGACGAGCGCGGACCGCGCCGGGACAATCAGAGATCGCACGGCGCGGCCTCGCTCTTACGCGCTTGCGATTTCGTCCTTGGGCTTCGTCGTCGCGGCCGCCGCGGCTCTTGCGTAAGCCTCTTCGACGAAGACCCTGCAGTTCGCCGAGATCGCCGCCTGAAACTCGGCTTGGTGAAACCCGACGACGCGGCCCTTGGCGTCCTTCAGGCGTTGCGGATCGAGCTGCTTGGGGTTGACGATCTTCTGCACCTCGTCGTGCGCGACCTGAGCGGCGGTCTCGATGACGGTTTCCTCGCCGCTCTTCTCGTCCTTGATCGTGATCGGCTTGCAGACCATCGCGACCACGGGCTCTTCGCTGCCCCGGCGCGCCATGACGCGGTTTTCCTGGTGATAGACGTAGTACGCGTGCTTCTTGAGCATTGTCGTTGAACCTTCTGAGAAAAAACGAGAGAGAGGAGCTGCGGCGCGGTGTGTGACCCCGTTTTGCCGGCTTAGTCTTCGGTGATGGTCGACGCCGTGGTCAGACGCGGCGTCACGCCGGTCGAGACCGAGATGTTGGCGGTGACGGTGCCGGAGTAGAGCAGCTTGCCCGAACCGCTCGAGGCGGTGCCGACGCCGAAATGCGTGATCGTGTTGGTGCCCGAGGTCGCCGCGGGGAAGTCGATATTGGCGACGGGGCTGACGGAGTTGGCGGTGACGGTCCAACCGCCGGTGGTGCGCGCCACGGCGACGCGTGCATACGAGCCGTAGGTCGCCTCACTGGTCGTCTGATCGCCGGCCTCGCCGGGGTCCGCCGTGTGCAGCGAGACGTAGATATTGGTCAGCGGCGAGGTCGCGGCATTGTCCGCCATGTTGGCGATCGGCGTCGCGTTGAAGATCAGCTTCAAGATATCGTTCTCGAAGGTATTGCCTTTGGACATGGCTATGCGGCCCCTGCTTTGGAGGTTGAGAAAAAGGACCGCGCCGAGCGGTCGTTCAGGTGATCGGGGTGCCGAGCGGCGTTAGAGTCGCTCGGTCATCAAGTAAGCGCGGCTCTTCAGATTGAAGCTGTCGTGCTGCGTCAGCGGCGAACCTTGCGCGCGAAAGCCGCCCCAAATCGCATCCCGCGCGCAGGTCAATTCCGGATCGCTCGCTTCCGGGATCCAGAGCACGTCGCCCTCGTTGCCGACGAGGCGATCCATTTCCTTGACGTCGCTTTCGACTTCCGCCGGCGCCAGCGACGCGAGCGCGAATTGCTGCACGCGCGCTTTGGCGCCGGCGACGCCGAACATGGCGCCGGTGCGCACGTTGGACTCGCGCACGCCGTAGTCGGCGACGCCGCGCGCCGCGCCGTAGGCGTAATTGCGCGTCGGCCGGAACAGCGGCCCGCACGGCGCCAGGCCGACGACGATCGAGGCGCCGCTCGTCACGGTCAGATCCCAACGCAGGTAGCGGCCGCTCACTTGTGCCGGCGCGATCAGCACGACTTGGCCGAGCCATTTGTCGTTGGTGATGCCGCTGAGCCCCGTCGAGTCGTAGACCAGCGACGACGTCGCCGCCGGGTCGGTGTCGGACACCCGCGCGCGGATCGTCGAGTCCGCCTCGAGCGTCGTCGAGATCAGCGCGAAACAGTCGAGCGCCGTCATGGCGCCGAGATCCATGATGAAGAACGCCGACGTTCCCGACAGCCGCATACGATGGCGCGGCTGCGGATCGGCCAGCATCGAGGCCGCGCCGTCGCCGAGCACGCCCGACGTCGTCACGCTCGCCGCCCGCGACTTGTCCTGCCAGAGAAAGGCGCAGCTCATGAGCTGGCCCAGCTCAGAGCCGGACGAAAAATCCGCCTGGATTCGCTCACGGCGAGGCCTCCGCGAACGCCGTTCGCCGGCGTCATCATCCGATCATCGTCACTTCCAGCCGCCGCGCGCCGACGCGCTCGCGCCAGCCGATCACGATCCCCGACCAGCCGGCGTCGAGACCGAAATACGGGTAGGTCACGAAGCCCGAATGGCCGAGTTCGATCTGGCCGAGATAGCGGTCGGTCACGATCGTCACGCATTTGAGGCCGCGCTCGAGCCAGCTCCTGAGCTCGCTCGCGCGATCCTGCGCGTCCGAGGCGTTGCGATAGAGACCGTTCAAGGTCAGCGAGCGCGCCCGCGTCGAGCGCGCCGCGATCGCGTTCGAGAACGCACGCTCATAACTGCCCGGCGAGACCAGCGCTGCGCGCTCCGTGCCGGCGACGATGCCGGCGAGATCGTCGAGCGGCGTCCAGTTGCGGGCGGCAAGAACCTCGACGACTTGCGGCGTGGGCTGCAGGCTCGCCGGCATCGCCTGCGGCGTGCAGGAGACGATGTCGCCCGCGTCGAGCGTGAAGTCGGGCACCGCTTCCGGCGCGCCGAGCTTGGCCATGCGCAGCGTGCCGCCGCGCCCGCCCGCGAGCCAGGCTCCCGCGCCTTGCAAGATCTCGTTCACCGCCTGGTCGGCGGTGGTGTCGTCGGCGCCGATGCCCCAGCCGATCTCCCCGGTGAGGCGCGAGCCGATCAAGAACCACGACCAGGCGTCGAAATCCGACGTCGCCAGACCGGGTCCCAACGATTGCAGCAACTGCTGCAAGATCGCCGGCGTCGTGCGCGCATAGGTGCCGCCGGCGGGCTGATCGCCGCGCACGTCGCACGTCACGGTGCCGTCCGGCGTCGAGCCGAGCTGAAAGCAGCCGATCAGCGGAAAGTCGATCCACTCGCCTACGCCCGGCGCCGAGCCGCGCCCGACCTGCGGCACGCCGCGGATGCGCACGGCGTCATGGGCGACGATGCCGCGCCAATGCGTCTGATAGGTCGGCAGCGTGCCCTGGCCGAGGTCGACGAGACCGACATAGACCGGCGTCACGTTGAAACGATTGCCGAACGAGACCGGCCGCGGCCGCCCCTTGAGCTCCGCGGCGCCACCCAGTCCGCCGGTGCCGTCGTAGCGCGAGGACTGCAGCGTCGTATTGAGCCGGTCGCCCAGATCGTTGAGCCCGGCGCGCGCCCGCAAGCCGATCGCGTCGACGCGCGCGACGTGCCCTTGCCAGACGAGCGTCGCGCCGGCGAGCGCCGAGCCCCAATCCGAAGCCGCGCGGTCCGTCACCGGCAACGTCTTGATCGCGATCGGACGGCCGTCCATGCGCCCGAAGGCGGCGATGTCGTTGAAGACGTCGTCACCGTTCCAGAGCTCGAGCTCCGACACCGTCAGACCGACCCGACCGGCGACGTCGAGCATGTCGAAGACGCTCTGTCCGAGTTCGATGTCGGACAAGAGCCGCGCCTGGTAGAGCGCGCTCGCGGGCGTGTCGCTCGTGCGGCTGAGATAGCCGCGATCGCCGTAGCGTGCCGTGACGACGCTCGCCGGCGCGATCAACCCGACCGGCAACGTCGCCGGCGGTTCGGTCCCCGGTGCGCCCCAAGCTTCGGCGTTCAGCATCGCTTCAGCCCGAGAACGTGTCGGCTTCGATCAGAATCACGACCTCGCCCGGCTCGTTACCCTTGATCAGCGCCGCCGGCGTCGTGATCGAGGCAGTCGCGAGCGCGTCTGGCAGGGTGATCGTCGGCACCGTGGCGTCGGCGTCGAAGGCCTCGGTGTTCATCAGGCCCACGCCCTGAAGCGGATCTGCCAATTGCCGTTGGTCAGCGACACCATCACGCCCGTCGTCTTGTTGAGATAGGCGAAGACGTCGGCGTTCGAGCCGAAGCGGTAGACGAGGTTGGTCGCGTCCTTGGCGACGACGACGCCGTAATTGTTGGTCGAGGGCGTGGCGCGCTGCCCGATCGGCATCTCGATCACGTCGCCGATGCTGTAGCCGAACTCGGCCGTCGTGCATTCGAGCTCCGCGGTGACGAGTGTCGGCCGGACGCCGAGGCCGTGCGCCAGCGTGTTGCCACCGGCCGAGGCGATCGCGATGTTCGACGAGGTGTAGCTCTTGACGATCGGCAGCGCGACGCCGTCGAGGTAGTAGCCCTTGGTGTTGATCTTGTCGGCGCCGGGATCGCTGCCCGTCGCGCTCGGCGTGAAGATGCCGGCGCCGATGCCGAGCCGCGCCGCCAGCGTGCCGGCGACCATCGTGCGCAGGATCAAAAGGCCGTCTTCGCTGGTATTGGTCGGATCGAGGATCTGCGCCACGATCTCGGCGTAGATCCGCTTGGCGGCCGCCGAGGAACGGCCCGGGATCTGGATCGAGCCGATGAAGTCGCTCGCCGCCGGCGATGCGGAATCACGGAAGAGATCGATGATCGGACCGATGCCGGCCCCCGCGTCGGTGGACGCGAGATTGAGCGGCGACAGGCTCGCGCCGGAAATTGTCTGCGGCTGCGTGAAGGTCTGCGCGACGTCGAGCGCGGCGGGACTTCCCGTCGAGCCGAGCAGCGCGCGCCATTGGCCCGACGTCGGGCCTTGATAGAAGAACCAGGCGCCTTGTCCCGGCTTCAAGACCAGAGTGGTCGCACCGTTGATCGTCTCCGAGCCGTTGCCGTCGCAGGTGACGTCGCCCGAGCCGGCATTGATCACCGGAAAGGCGATGCCGGCCGGCACGTTGGCGACCGCCGGCAAGTTCAGATTGCCCGCAGCGCCCGTCCAGATGTTGAACTGGAAGAGATCCGCGAGACCGAGCGTCGTCGTGCCGGTGAGATTGACGCTCGGAAAGCCGCCCGGCCACCAGGCGAAGACGTCGTGCGTGCCGGCCGGCAACGAAACCGGCGAACCGCCGCTCGACGAGGCGATGATCGTGTCGCGCGTCAGCGTCTTGGTGCCGCCGCCCGTGTAGGTGCCCACGCCGATCTCGAAATAGCTCGTTCCGGAGATCGCGTAGAAGACCTTGGCGGGACCGGCCCCGGCGAACGCCGAGAACGCCTGCATGTTCGTCGCGGGATCGATCAGCGCGATCGTCCCGGTGCCCGTGCCCGTGGACGTATGCTTCACTCTCGCCGGTAGCAAGAACATGCGCTTACGTCCTTCGCGTGTGAGTTAGGCGGCGCGCGCGAGCAGCGCTTGGATCTGCGCGTTTTGGCGCGCGATGATGTCGTTGAGCTCCTTGATCGTGTCTTGGAGCTGCTTGATCTGATCGACGATCGCCGCGCCCGACGCGTTGGTCGCGGTGACGATCGCCGCGCCGATCTGCGCCGGATCGGCATACGAGCCGCCGAGCGTGCGCGCAGTGTCGACGATGTTCGATTCCAGCGCGCCGTATTGCTGCGAGGTGCCGAGGAACGAGCGGGCGACGGGTAACAGAGCCCGCGCGCTCGACTCGAACTCGGCGATCGCCTCCGGGCTGGAGGTGTCGACGGCATCGCGCCGGGCCGTGTTGTAGCGCGACAGGGCCGAGAAATACTGCTGCTCCGGCGCCGCCGCCGACGAGGCGCCGAAGGCGATCTCGTCGATCAGCGAGCGCAGGCCGGAATAGCTCTGCGTCGACGACTGTTTCAGCACGGCGGCGCGTTCGAGCCCGTTCAGCTTCTCGACCTCGACGAGGTCCGCGCCGAGCTTCTTGGCCGTCTCGACCCGCGCCGCGGCGCCGCGTTCGAACTGGTCGAGCGCCAGGCCGACCGGATCGGTGATCGCTTTGATCTGGTCGGCGATCGTCTGGTCGAACGTCTTCGCCGCGCCGGCGTCGAATTTCTCGAGACTGAGGCCAAGCTGCTCGGCCTGCTTGCGCGCGGCCGCGAAATTGTCGGTCAGGGTCTTCATTTCCTGCTCGACTTGGGTCAGCGGCCGTTCGGCGTTGGCGATCACGCTGTAGACGTCGCGCGTGAACTTGACCGCGTTCGTCAACTCCTCGACGCTGGAGAAGGAATTGCCCTTTAGAACTTGCTGCAGATCCGCGTTCTTGAACTCGGCCGAAGCGGTGAGCGCCTTGACCACGGCGAGGGCGAGCTCGGCCGGATCGCCCACGCTCTTCGATCGATAGAGCTTGTCGTCGCCCTCGAACTGGTAGATCGACTTGTCGCGCTCGCCGACCGCGATGCGCGAAAGCTGTTTGGTCAGCGTGACGTCGCCGCCGGCCTCCAGCACCGCGATCGCGCCCTGGATCGAGCCCGCGGCCTGACCGACCGCGGCGCGCGTCTTGTCGCTGGCCTCATCGCCGCCGACGCTGAAGCCGCCGTATTTGTCGAAGGTCGCGATGCCCGCATTGTTCGACGGGCCAGGACCGATGAGGCCGCCGACCAGGCCGCCGAGTGCCGAGCCGATCGCCGTGCCGATCGGTCCAAAGAACGATCCGGCGACGCCGCCGACGAGGCCTCCAATCGACGAGCCGATTTGGTTGCCGCCGGTGAGGGCGCCGACCGTCGAGCCGATGCCGACGCCGGCGAGGCCGCCGCCGAGCGCGCCCGAGAGCGACGTCGCCGTTCCGAAGAGCCCCGTGTTGCCGAGAAGGTTGCCGGCGCCGCCGGCGAGAGCGCCGCCGCCGGCGCCGCCCGCCGACTGCAGACCCAGCGCATTCCCGAGCCAATCGATCCCGCCCGACAAGGTCGAACCGAGCCCGCCCAACGAGCCGCCGCCGCCGCCGAACGCGCCGGCGAGCGATGCGCCAGCGCCGGCGCCCAGCACCGACGTCACGACCGGCACGATGATCGGCGTCACCAGCGCCTTGGCGGCGAGATCGGCGAGCAGCTTGAAGAACCAGGATTTGATCTGGCTCAGCCACTGCTTGGCGCCGGCGCTGCCGCGCTCGAAGATCATGGCGATGCCGTCGGCGGCGAAATCGGTGACCTCGCGGACCCACTCTTCGGCCTTCTTCTTCTGCTCTTCGAGCGCCTGCTGCTGCTTCTCGACCTCCTGGCGCTGCGCCACGATGGCGCGGATGCGCTCCTGATCGGTCTCGGAGATCTTGCCGTTGGCGATGTCGATCGCGCGCAACACCGCCTGCTCGCGCTCGCGCTCGTCCGCCGTCATGCCGGCGAGACGAACGCCGTCCCGCAGATCCTGCTCGTACTCTTTGTAGCGCACCGCACGGCGACGCGCGTCCTCGGCCTCGCGCTTGGCGATCTCTTCGCGCTTCTTCTTTTCCTCCTCGAGCTGCCTGTTGAGATCGGCCTGCAGCGCGTTGATCGTCGATTGGTCGGACGTCACGCGCACCGACGCGATCGTGCCGCGCGGTGCGGCCGCCTTCGCGCCGGCGCCGGCGTCGGCGGCGATGCCGCTCGAGATCGTGTCGAACAGCCCGCGCGCTTTGGTCGGATCGCGATACGGTCCGAGGCTGAGCGCGTTTGCGCCCATGGTCGCGAAGGCGCCGAGTCCTTTGTCGATGTCGCTCCAGACGGACAGGCCTGCGAGATCCTTCAGCGCCTTGATCACGCCGGCGATTCCGGTACTGACCAAGGTGAACGCGGCAGCGAGACCCTTGACGACGGTGACACCCGCTTCGATGACGTCGGGATCCTTGAGCACCTGGCCGAGCGACTTGACTTCCCCGGCGAGCTGCTTCGACAGGCCACTCGACTTGTCGATCTCTCCCACGAAGGCAAGCATGTCGTTGCGAACGCTGGTCAGCGCGTCGCCGACCGTGAGCGGCAGCGACTTGAATTCTCTGTCGATCGCATCCTTCTGCGACAGCAGCGCCTTGATCACGACGTCCGATGTCAGCTTGCCCTGCTCGCCCATTTGCTTGAGCGCGCCGATCGGCACTTTGAGTCCTTCGGCCAAGGCCAGCGCCACGCGTCCGCCGGATTCGAGCACGCTGTTGAGTTCGGCGCCGCGCAAATATCCGGACGCGAAGGCCTGACTGAGCTGAATGACCGTGCTCGAGGCCTCCGCCGTCGACGCACCCGACAGCTTCAGACCCTTTTGCACCAGCTCGGTCGTATCGAGCAGCTGCTGCTCGGAGAGATGCAACTCCTGCCGGCTGCGTGCCACGCGCGCATAGAGCGTGACGTTGGCCTCGAACTCGGTACGGGTGCGCTGCGCGATCGCCAGCAGCTCGGCCTCGGCCTTTGCGGCCTCGGCAGCGCCGCCGGCGACGATCTTCAAGCGTGCAGCAACGGTCGACATCGTGTCGGCGAATTGCACGTATTCGCGCACGACGAACGCGCCGGCGACGGCGCCGATCATGATGCGCAGATTTCCGTAAGCGGCCGTCATGCCGTTCACGGAATTCTGCAGTCCGCCCTGTGCCTGGCCGACTTGAGCGTATTTCCGGTTGAGCTGGTCGAGCAGCCGATTTTGCTCGGCCAGCGTGATCTGGCCGCGTTCGTAGGCCTGCGTGATGCGGCGCTGCCCGAGCTCGAGCTGCTGCTGCGAGCGATAGGTCAGGTCGAGCGACTGGCGGTATTTGTCGAAAGCGCGCGCCGTGTCGGCCGCCCGCGATTGCGTTTGCGTCATGGTCTGGCCGACCGCGGCCTGACCCTGTTGCATCTGCTTGTTGGCCGTGTCGACCTGCCGCGCGCCGGCGTCGTATTTCGACGCGTCCAGCGTCGCCATCGCCTGCAGCTGCGCGAGACGGACGGCCATCGCGTCACCCTTTCTTCGGCCGTTGCTCGTTCAGGATCTTCAGATATTCCCCGTCGAGTTCGCGAACGGCGTTCGCGAAAGCGGTGAACTCGTCTTCGGGAATGCCGATGCGGTGCGCGTAGGCGTCGATCGCGAGCCAGGCGATAGACCCGGGCGGTGAGAAGAGGCTGGCCGGCGCGCGGTCGCCGGCCAGCGACCAGAACGCCTCCCAATAGAGATCGCCCGGCGGCAAGATCTCGCAATCGTCAGGCGCGCCGGTTTCGAAGTCGAGGCCCTCGGCGTCGTTCAGGCGTTGGAGCCACTCGGCGTTTCGTCCTGGACCTTGGAGCCGCCACCGGAGGCGGCGTTTGAGTTTCCCAGAATGTCCATCGCCTCGATCGGCGCGGCGCCAACGCGGCTCGCGCACCAGGCGACCTGGCCGCGCAGCTGACGGCTGGCCGGATCGGTCAGCGCCTGCATCGCGAGCTCAGGCGTGTAGCCCTCCTCGATGCCCTGCCAGTCCAGCAACAGGTGCTTGGCGTAAAGACGGCCGTTCTCGACGTCCTCTTCCTCGGCCGGAATCGGCTTGGTGCCCGGGTATTTTCGGATCAAGCGCGCGCGCACGAGCTTGAGGTCGGTCTGAAACGGCGGGTAGCCGATTCCGCGCACCTTGAATTTGACGCCCGGCAGCTCGGCGATCTCGACCCATTCGCCGTCGGCCTCGGCTTTGAGGTTCGAGGCGAAGGCGGACAATTTGATCATGAAACGCTCACTCTTTCCTTTTTTGAATTGGTTGCGGGGGCGGGATTTGAACCCGCGACCTCCAGGTTATGAGCCTGGCGAGCTACCGCTGCTCCACCCTCGCGTCAGTCAGTCGAAATATTCCGCGCGGTCGAATTGTTGGTGACAGTTCGTCAGCGTGTCGATCGACGATTGGAATTGCAGCGGCAGCAGCACGTCCGCGTTCTTCTGGCCGGCGCTTGGCGAGCCTTGGGTGAAGGTCACGCGCGGGAACGTGACGATGAAGGCCTGATTGTCGATCGCCGCCTCAGCGGTCAGGCTCGACGGCGTTCCGTTCAGGAGCTTGGTGAGAAACGCGTTCGAGCCGAAATAGGTTTCGGCCGTGCCGCTGCCGGCGTT